TTGGGTCGGCCAGCTGTTCGAGCTGAATGGCGTTCCAGGCGTCGTGCGCTTGCTTGGCGGTTTCGAAGCCGTTGAGCGAGAGGCAGGATTGGTAGCTGCATTGTACGGCGTGGAGGAACAGGTTGCCCGGCCAGGCGTAGTCGAAGCCTAGCGCCTCGCCGCCGCACTTGCGGCAGGGCAGCAGCTCGGCCGGGGCGCGCTGTGGAATGGCCTCTGCGGTATCCGCCGTGCCGTTGGCAACGGCCTCGATCCAATCAGCCAGGTGCTGGGCGTTGGCGCCGTCGTTGCGCTGGAGGGTCATGCTGTGGCGCTGCTCGCGCATGAACAGCACGGCCAGCAGCTGATCGCCACTGTCACTGGTGAAGGGCTCGATGCTGAGCTCGGCGCGCAGCTCGCGGGCGGGCTGGGTGAGCAGCAGGGTTTCGCTGCCGGCCTGGCTGGCGAGCATGCCGAGGGCGGCTTCGCTGCCTCTGGTGAGGGAGAAGGTGCTCATGCTGCGCCACCGAACGGACCGAAGTCCTCGAAGGCGGGGAGGGTGTGGCGCTTGAGTTGTGCGGCGCGCAGGGTGACGTGAGCGGTCAGGCCGGTTTCGCGTTCGATGCGGCGTACGGTGAAGGGGTTGGATGCCGCTGCCGGGTGCAGGAAGACCGGGCAGCGGGTGCTGCTGTGCTGTGCTGTGTCCATTGTCGCGATCCCGTGGTAAGTGGGTACGCGGTGAAATATGTACTAGAGGTTCACTTTAGTCAAGATGATGGTTCAGATAATGTGAACTAAAAGTTCACGCTAAATGTCGGTGACTCGCCAAGTTACGTAAACGCTACCATCGGGGCGCTTCATCAACGCCACGCCGTCGGTTTGTTGGATCTCTTCGAGCAGGCGTTCCCAATCCTCGGGGCGATCCGCTTGGCTTGGGTAGAGGTTGGCCTGCCGTTCGCGCTGAGCGCGCGGCGTGGTGATGGTGTGGTTGATTCGCCGCACCAGGCGGTGGTAGCTGGAGAGCTGCCGCTGATGGGTTATGGCTGCTGGTCCTCGCATGTGAATCCTCCTTACTGCTGGATATCCACACAGTAATTTTAAGGATTAACCCCGGCAAGGAATAGGTGTGGTGGCGGGTTGCCACATGTAAAGAAAGCGAACAGATCGCTCGCTAGCTAAGGCTGGAGCCGGATCAGCCGGCGAAGACCTCAGCCGAGCATGGCGCGGTCAATCAGTCGCCGAAGGCTTTCGTTACCAAGCGATTCAAGCTCTTCTATTGGGCGGTGCCAGTGATAGAGGAAGTCTTCGAGCGTGTCCCTTCCGACCTCATGCGTAACGACTGCAACGGCGATTTCAACGAGGTCCTCGCCGGGCGCCGTCAGCTCGTATCCATTCATCAGCAAGAATATGGATGTCGCGACTACGGCGGTCCGCTTGTTGGCGTTATGGAAGGGGTGGTTACGCGCCAGGCTCTCAAACAGCACCGCCGCCAAGGTGATGACGTCCTCGGTCTGTTTGAGATACCGGTACATTACGACGCTTTGTTGGGCCGTCTCCAGCGCAGCTCGATTCAAGACCCCGCATGGCTCGCCCGGGGTCTTCATCTTGATGAGCCGCTCGTTGATGACGATTAAGTCATCGCAGGATAAGTAGAGTAGTCCTTTACACCTAGGCGGCATTTCTATCGCTTAGCTAGCTCTTCAATAGCGCGCTCGGAGCGCTCGAAGGTGATCGCGAAAGCCTGGTCTACCTGCTCCTCGTGCTTGCCAAACTCCGGGCGAGCTTCGACTACTTCCTTTTTGCGCCGAGGAACGTCAAATTTTGGGCGAGTATGCAAAAGCGCAGACATGGCATTTCTCCTAGTGGCGAACTTATAGAGCGTCGCCAAGGGCTCAGAGGAGCCGATGAAACAATCGGCCGAGATGCGAGCCGTGTAATCCATTCTGACTCGTGCCCCATCACCGCGTTCCCCTAATTTTCAGGGGCGCGCGAGTATAGCGGCAGTACGCTTTGAGTGTATAGCAATTGCTAAATATTGAAATACTGGCGGATTGTACAGCCGATGCTTACGCACGCAGGCTTGTGCGCCTGCTCAAACCCTGACCTTGCTCGGTGCCACGATGTGGCCGACGTAGTGGATGGTCTCAATCTGGTCTGTGGGGATGGTGCGGCGGCCGAACTGCTCGTTGACTGACTGCACGACCACTTCCTCATCGGTGGCCTGCAGCAGCTCCTTGAGCATGCACTCGCCATCCTGCAGGCGGATCATCACGTATTCGAGTGGTACCAGGCGATGGTTTGGCTCGACAATCGCGATCCAGCCCGAACGGATGGCGGGAGCCATCGAATCGCCTTTCAGGCGCAGCGCGTATGATCCCGGATCGCGCGAGGGCACCTCTACGACGCCGTCTGCCTCGTCCAAGGCATACCAATAACCTTCAGTGCCCATTTGAGCAGTACCGACAATTTTGATTTCTCGGTAGGGGCTGGCGATAGGAGGACCAGGTAAAAGTGCAGCCTCTCCAGGCGCGTCAGACGCAAGCATCGGGCCTTCATCGTATTGAAGCCACTCTCTGCGAACCCCGAGTTCCACAGCTATAGCCAGCAGCTTGCTCGGACTGGGTATCGCTTCACCGTTGAGCCATTTGCTTGCAGCTCGAGGCGTTACCCCAGCTGCTTTCGCCAGGCGCGCGCCGGCACCCCACGAGTCAATGCCCTTGGCCGTGAGTGCTGCTTTGAGGCGTTTTGAAAACGCCGAACGTATTTCTTCATGCTGAACCATAGGTTCACTTTCGCATGTCCTTGCGTGAACTTTCAGTTCCGTCATATTATGTACCGCAGGTTCACATTTTATTTGGAGACTCGCGATGAGCTCAGTAAAGGAAGCGGTCCGATGTGCAGGTGGTGCGAAAGCCGCTGCTCGTGCCTGCGGCGTCAGCGTAAGGGCCGTTTACAAGTGGATCGCCGCCAATGCTTTGCCGCGCACTGAATACACGGGCGAAACCTCGTACATCGCCAAGCTTGCTGCTCTCGCAAGCGAGCAGGGTTCCTCGTTCGATTACCTTCAATTGAAGGCGCTCGCAGCGGCCCGCAAGGCTAATGACACCAACGCGCCTGCTGCGCTTCATTTCACGGACCGCCGCGAAGGCGAGCGCCGTTCCGATGACAGGAGGCGCGGAGAGCGGCGCCAAGCCGAGCGCCGCGCCTAACCGAATCACAGCCCGCCTTTAAGGACACAGCACAGCATCACGTATCAGGCGGGAGCCGGCCCGAGAGTCTTACCAACGCCATCGGGCCGGCGCCGGGCAAGCAGCCCAGAAACACAAAAGCCTGTCGCTACGGCGGCAGGCTTGTAATAGAGGTCGAGAACTGGGGACCCACTTACCACAGCAAGAACCCCAGCCTCGACGGTCCGGTAACCGGTTACCAGCCGGCTACCTCAACCCGCGACCCGTGGACACAGCAGTCATGAGGGTCGCGTGCTGTAGGTGAACTGTAGGGCAACGGCCCGGCGGTTGGCTACAGCGTTACAGGGGCATTAACGCTATGAGCCGTAAAGACCTTCTGCCGGGCGCCGGCCCGGTGTTGACCACCCGCCAGGCGCTGTACCGCGCCACGCGGGACGCCGAGGGCGGGCAGCTTGCCGTGGCGCTGACCATTGGCATGGACCCGGACGAGCTGAGCAAGCGCGTCAACCCTACGGGCGGCCGCCCGATTCACCCTGAGTTCATCGAGGAGATCGTTGCCACGACGCGCGACCCACGCCTGCTGGCGGCTTTGGTGCGGCCGGCCGGTGCGGTGGTGTTCGTGCCCAAGCCTGTGCGGGCAACGCCGGATGCGCTCAAGGCGCTGGGTGAGCTGCTGCAGGCCGAAGGCGAGTTCGTCGGCAGCCTGCACGACGGCGCCGCGGACAGCCACTGGGAGCACCACGAGGTGGAGGCGCTGCGCTACCACGCGAACAAGGTGATCGGCGAGATCCTGGGGATTGTGGCGGGCGCTGAGCAGGCGATGGAAGCGGAGGCGGCGTGCCATGGATGAGCATCTGATTGAACGCGCCCAGAGGGAGCAGGACGAGGAGCTACAGCGCCTTATCGCAAGTCGTGTGCAGTACCAGGGCGAGAGCCTGACCGAGTGCGAAGGGTGCGGCGGCGAGATTCCGCAGGCCCGGCGCGACGCGGTGAAGGGGTGCCGGATGTGCACCGAGTGCCAGGCCATCGATGACAAGCGGAATGCGGGGGTGCGGCGTGGTT